CTTTTTCTTCTATTAAGAAAAACAAAATCTTAAAACCGGCTGATAAAGTCGGGAAAACTAGGTATACGGAAATGGGGATGACCCATCTCAGTTTACCTCAAAGTCTCACAACTGAACAAATTAAAATTCTCGAAACATTTCATAAAGGACTCACTTACAAAAACAAAGAAGGCAAAACTCAATTCAACCCAGAACAAGTCACCTACAGTTCCAAGACGAACAATCCTCATTATTTATGTCAGCACGTCCGAACCGCGCTGGAAAATGAAGCCATATTGCATTACTGTAAACTTCAGCATAAAACTCCAAGGATACACGATGAATATGTTAATGCACCAATCGAAACAAAACTCTATAGTATAGGCATGACTGATCGTATAACTCGAAAATTCACAACTTCTTATGGGTGTGCCCCAAACCTCACACCTGACGACAACATACGCATGATGAATCGTAATAATCCCCAAGCAAATTATTGCGATCAGAAAGCAACGTACAGAAACCCAATATGTGAGTGTGTTGGAAAAGATTATAAATTCAATGATGAACAGGATGTAACAGGAAATGGTTATTGTGGATTCTACGCCATGATTCAAGTATTGACAGGGGACAACTTAATTGATCATGATGTTCAAATGCAGAACGGGGAAATTCACCAATTACCGGAGAAAAGCCTCCTGCAAATAATCTTAGACACAGCACACACTCTAAAATTGGACGAAGCGGATTTACCACGCGCCGCCGCTACTTTAGAACAATATGTAGCTTTAGCCGAGATAATTGCGCAGTTAAACATGAGGGATGTGTTCGACATGGATGTGGATGAAAACCCCAATCAAAAACAAGAGGACACCAAAACTGAATTCACTCAAGCATTAACCAAACAAGAAGAGCAATTTTTTGAAACTAAAAGCCTGCAAGAAATTCCTGAAACATGCAGCCTAAATTTCGATGATTTAGCCGACGAAGAAAACATTGACCCTAATCGTCATATACATTTGTGTCCAAATTGTAATACTAATTATTTGCATACTCATCCTTTGGGTCGTAGGGGTCATCGACACGCTCAACGAGAACATCAATGCCCGACCTGTAATCAAGAGGAGGTCGATTCAGAACCAATTGACTGGTTCACACATCAAGAGGGGGAGTGTAATTGCGTTGAATGTTGGAATACAGTTACTGATAATGTGCCACAACAAAATCATGACCGTCAATGCTTCTGCTCTGAATGTGCTATATTATACACACATTATCCAATTGAAGACTGCCGCTGCAAGAATTGCAACTTTTATTATGGGAGGGCTGGAATTAAAAATTCGGGTAGGACCATTCCACACTATGAATTCGCCACTCTAGAGGATAATGACAATACCACACCTGTCTTTGAAAATGGTTTAACACAATTCAATTTCAGAGCTATGATCGGGGATTTGACAATTTTTGGACATGTTGGTCAAACATTAACTCAAGTCATTCAACAATCAATTTCTGAGGATGACCAAAACAACTGGCTAACATCCAACGTAATGCATTATATTGCCATTTTCTTTCACCGGTCTTTATTGATTCAAAATGAAAGAACAGTTGAAAATACCCTAAGCTTAAATCCAAATCTTCCAGGGAAATTCAAGAGAGCTATAAAACATTCAGGTTATCATTACACTTATTATAATAGTTGGGAAATCACTGATTTCCAGAATTTCGTAGCAATACACACTGATACAGCTTATTACACTGACGCATGTTTAGCTACTGCAAAATTCATGCCAACTTATTTAATAATGCACACTTTTCCGCAAATAGACTGTCAATACAGTGTACCAGAATTTGGAATTGATTATGTTAATATTGAGAAAGGCAAGGTCCAGATGAAAACAAGAGGGTACCCATCAACCAAATGTTACACTCATGAAAATCCACAAATACCACCAGACCTAGAATCGTTCTTCCAATTGATTGAAGGGGATTTATACAGTTATACCACCATCAACTCAATCACGGTTAAAGGAGACCATAAAATACGGCTATTTTATATACAAGTGCCAAAAACTTATGAACAACGTGAATTATGGATGGCAGATGCCCAAATACCATTGAAATCGCAGAATAACTTGGAACTTCAATGGTTAAATAACGGTTACATCAAGATTGATGGAGCAGAAATACAATTGAAAGATCAATTAATAATAGCTCATGTGAATCCAGAAAGTAGGTTCTCATACGCTCTTCAAGGAAATTATACAGCTAAATGGGAAGACGTTAAGAAATATTACGCACAGTTTATGGGAGTCACGAATGTGGAACAATTCCTCAATATAGCGATACGATTAACTCGAGCCGGAGGAAATGAAGACCCAACAATAACGAACACATTAAAAGTCGCCTTCCTATTAGCCCAAATCCAATCAGCAAATTATGAGCAGTTTTATCGGTCCAGCTCAGTTGTTGCCCATAGATTAGCTGGAGATAATCGAATAATAAATAATTTTTGGGATGCACTAGAGGCACAAGAAGAGGAAGAAGAGCTTGAATACCAACGAAACCGGCGTCCACTACAACCGGGACTAATGCACGCCCTTGATCGTGAATTCAAAGCTTATTGCAAAAAACCACCAACATGGAAAATGAGTTTACTTTTAGCTGGATCATCCATAGCAGCAGGATGCGTTGGACAAAGCTTGCTGAGTGGGTTCACCACATCTATGATGTTAGTAAATCCACTGATGTTAGGAGCAATGGGGGCCATATTCGCAATCTTGTCAAAATTATATAAAGTATTTTATAGTAAACCAGCAACTTTACGAAAATCTGAGCAACCAGTCATTTTCTCAAGCTCCCTAGTATCAAAGAAGGTAACTGGAGGAAAGTTAATGCAAAATCTCCAACTCCCGCATCAATTTGGCGGAAAAATTCTAGATCATGAAGACAAACAACTTTTCAAGAATTATAAAATCAAAGGTGACATAATTGAAGTAACTGAAATTTTAGACTATCCAGTTGAAGTTTTAGAAGATTGTGAACAATACTCATTAAGAAACTTCAATTCTCTGACATTGAAAGAACGCCTAAACCGATTTCCAGATGAGCCAGATTACACACCAAGGTACGTTCAGAAAGGACCGCGGATTGAAAATTTACCACTCCCAGCCATATTCAATAAAAATAGCCCTTTAAACCAAGTTTTAGGTTATATGCGTTTTTTGAAAACCACATCTGTTGAAGATTTTGAATTATCAGAGCAATTTTCGGAATGGCAATTAAAAAGGAAGCAAGAACAACTGAAACTCATAATGGAAACGGAAATAAATTACATCTATGGTGATTGGTTTGCAAAGCAGAAAGCAACCACGAAACGCTGGGTGTCAGAATTCTTGAGCCATTACAAACGTTATGGGAAAACATATCATTATTACAGTGCTTTTTTGAAACTGGAATTCATGATGCAAGCGGAAAGTACGAGGCCTCGCAATATATCAGCACCACCACCACAAACGAAATTCATGGCCAGAATCATAGCTCTAGTGTCTAAATATTATTACCACATCTTTGGACAATATGGGGTGATGTTTTCTTTAAAACACAAACAACAGGTGTTTAAACAGTTACGGGAATACATGACAGCGCAAGCCATAAGATTCGGAACTTCTGTGGCCCAGAAAGATAATGACTACAGTGAATATGACTCAAGCCAAAGGTGGAGGAATAGAGCACCATTCTTCTGGTTAGTGTTAACATTAACCCTTGGATTAGTTGACAATCAATGGCTAGAAGCACCAGAAGATATAAACAATTATTGCGGGAGCGTAAGTTACCACTATTTAACCTGGGGTAAAATGTCTGACGACACAAAAACACTTGTGAAAGTTCACGGCCGGCAAAATACTGGTTGCCCCGCTACATCAATATTAAACACCGACTTGAATAAAGACGCCAATGAATTTGCATACGAACAACTAAAATTGAAACCTGTGAAATTCACGGTGCATATTGATGAAAATGATGATGCTCAAATCACTATAGAAGAAGACGGTGAAATAGTAGATGTGCTTGTGGGCGACGATAATCACACACTCTATTTATTGAGTTCTGTCGAGTCAGTTAAGAAAGTCCCTGAAGTTTTAACCAAGCTTGGATTCATCTGCAAAACTGAGTATTCAAATAATATCGAGAATTTTAATTTCTGCTCTAAAGATTTTGTATGGAATGGGGAAAAATATTTAGTCACAAGACAACTTGACAAATTTCTATACAACACTCCATACACAAAAGCCATATCAAATCCATCGCAGCTCAAGTTTGACACACTTATTAAGCTTATTAAGGAATTGGCTAGAGCAGAAGGCTTAGGCATAAAAGCACTTTATGGTGAAAATATGCCGATCATTAGCAATTACGCGAATTGTTTACTGAGAAATACTGAAGACATAAGTTTAAATTTTGATTATACAAAGATCATAGCGAAGGAGAAAGACGCATGGTGGTTACAAGAAAAACCATCTAACAACGGAATCTTGACGAAAAACGATCGCGAAATAATCAAGGAGCATTACACTACCAAGTATGGAATAACGTTACAACACGTTGAATTATTAGAGAAATTCCTTGATCAAGCTTCATTGTTCGATTCAATCAATTTTGGTATTAACCCTTTACAAAATATGCCGGAAATTGACGAAGAGACTCAAGCCACTTGGGATTTCAGAATTAAAGGTCATGCTTGTCGATCAATTGAAGGAAAAGTTGTGGTGGTTTATGACCACCACATTTTAGGCTAAAGATCAGCCAGGCCACCTCCCCCCTAATTGGAGATTGGCCTTTGTTGAACTATTGTTTATTATATTTAAAAGTTCAACATAAAGTTGTGAGCAGC